GCCTACTTCTAATTGAACTCCTGTAATTTCTAAGGTCGCATCATTTGTTGTGTACCATGTTGATGTAGCATCTTTTGTTCGTGTACTACCAGAATAAGTCATCCAAGCATTTTCTGTTACAGAATTATCAGTATAATTTGTGCCAATAAAAGGCCAAAGAAGAAACACAAATCCTTTATTAGAATTATTATCAGCTTGTAAAAGTGGACTTGAACTGCCAGGAATAACTTTTGTAATTTTTGTCCAAGTATCAGCAGATAAAGAACCTGTCGCATAGGGATAACTTCTTTCCGTACCATCTTCCATGCTTAAATAACCTTTAAAATCCTGTGCAACACTAGATTTTATCCAAAAAGATAATGTTATAAAGCTAGATGCTGATGTGTAATCCCAACCACTTTGTGCAATATTCTGTGCTTCTATAGCTTGACTAAGATTTATAAAATCTGCTGCACCTGCACCGCTTGTTTGGTTTCCGTTTGTTATTTTTAGAGCTTTTCTAAAACCTAATGTATAAGGAGTAGTTCCACTTGCAACATCAACTTGTGCGTGAGTAGGTGCTTCATCTACACCTGAGTTTTCAACTAAAAACCTATCAACACTTCCATAGCCATTGGTAGTAGATGACGTTCCACGTTGTGCCACTTGCATAGCTCCGTTGATTATTAAATTACGATTACTTAGGTTATTAGTAATATTGGCAGTACAAGTTCCATCAGTATTGTTGACAGTAATAGCAGCAGAACTAGCTCCTACCCCTTTTATCGAATTTACCTTGATCTCTGACATAATTAACTAGGTTTTGGGTTAGCGTCTTTAACCGCTTTGTTGTGAATAGCAAAGCTACCAGTTGCATCTAGTTTACCCGCAATAATATCGTCATACAACATCCCAAGTTGATCTCCTGTTGGTGCATACGTTGTAGATCCATTTGTTGTTCTATCGGTTTTATATTTTAATTTGTCTAATTCAACTCTTGCAGCGTCAATTTTAGATTGAACTAATTCAATTTTTGAACCATCTGCTTTGAAAGCACCTAAATCATCATAAATATCGGTTGCTTCTGGATATGCTTTGCGTATTGCTTTATGATCTAAAGTCATTATACTGCCACCTCGCTAACTCTTATAATTGAAATTGATCGGGGGTGTTGTGCGTTATTTGAATCATCTTCAGTTCTATTTACATACATAGTTCTATTACCACCAGAACCATGACTTATCTCTAAATGATATTCATGTGTTCCCGCACTTGGACTATCTGTAAACATAAAAGGAATTGAAATCATATTATGACTTCCACTATTAAAACCAACAGAGGTACAAATTCTTTTGACACCACTCGCTACTCCTTGTCCTATGCTACTGCCATCTCTTCTTAAACCAACCATAATATCATTCGTTGCGGCATCTTCAGCTAAAGATATAAAGCCATCAATCTGAACTTTATTAGTACCAGTTGTTGTTATACTCTGTCTTAAAAAAGTAGGTTCAAAAGTAGCACCAGCATTAACAGTATGTGATGAAGCATCAATTCTTACATTTTCTAATACTTGAATTATATTCCCTGCTTTTGGATTTGTTGTAGTTAATATCGTTCCATCTGCTGTGTCAGGTAAGGTCATTACCCTTGTATTGGCAGAAGAAGAGGGTGCTTGTAAGCTGAAAGACCCACCACCTGATGCTGCGTTTAGTTTAATCTTTGCTGTCATGGTTAACTAGGTTCAGTCGGAAAAGTAACAGATGACATATCTAAATTACCATCTGCGTCTAACTTTGGCGATGCACTAGCTGGTAAATCACGCAAACTTTGACGATATGTTTTCCAAGCATCAGTAAGACCTACATCTGCACTAGCTCTCCAATCGGTAGCTGCTAATCTTTTGTTTCTTTCTTCTCTTAATAACTTAAATTCTTCTAATCCTATTAGTCTTGTTTGTTCTGTAGTAATTTCTGTATCTGTTGGCTGCGTTTCTTTCTCATCTCGCCAATCAATAGTTGTATCATCAATAATAACCCACGCTGCATTGGGTCGTAATGAATAAAGTGCCTGTCCTTTTGTAATCTTCATGCAGCTATCTCCGATAAAATCATACTGCTATACATTCTTCCTATTGTTGAACTATCTGCATCTGTGTTTGTTTTATTTATAAAATGTTCAGTGTACCCTGCATAAGCATGACAATGTGCAACTTTATACTGAACAGAACTTGTAGTATTTGGAGAGTCTAAATATTTTATATTTACTTGATATGTACCATATCCATTCGAGCCAGTTGACCTAAATCCACCAGTAACTCTTCTCCTACTTCCAGCAGCATCTCCTGTTGCACCTGTAACAGCACTAAATCCTCCAGAACCTCCTATTTCTCTATATAGAATAATTTGAGAAAAAGCATTAGCATCATTCAATGTAGTATTTAGGTAAACATCTACTAATATTTTATTAGATGATGACGCAGGGGTTAATGTTGCTGAAGGGTCATTAGGAACATATATTGTATTGTTTATTCCAAAAGAACCAATACCAGTAAAAGTATCTTGAACAACTTGAAGAGTTTTACCTAAAGCTGGATTTGTTTTTGCTGAAGTAACAGCATTTGCAGCAATCATATCTGTATCTACTATTCCGTCAGGCAGACCTCCTACAGCTACCCCTGTTATTACGTTTGTAGAACCATTAATTGCTATTGCCATTAGACGAAAGTAACAGTTGAAGTAGCACCTACAGTAAGTGTAGCATTGATCGTAAGAGGTGTCGGCACGATTGCATTATGATTTGCACTTATCGTGTAGTCATTATCCATTGTATTCTCAGATTCGTGAAAAATCTTTTCGCCGCCACCACCTGTAGCTCCACCACCACCATCTGCATATTCTAGTTGTCCTACTGCTGTTGCTCCACTACCAGTAATACTTTTTACTTTTAAAAATTTATCTGCTGCTATCTGGTTATCAGGCAAAATCATAGTATAAGATTGACCTGCACTATGATTAGGGGATTGTAGTTTTACACCATGAGAGTTTTGTGAACAGTTAAGTTGTAATTTACCATCATTACTACTACCATCTCCTTTTACTTCTACTGCACCAGAACCATTAGGATTCAATTTTATATTGCCATTAGCTGTAGATGTATTTATCTCTCTTGCTTGTACATCTAAATCTCCTCCCAACTGCGGTGTAGTATCTCCTACAACATCTGATATTTGATCTACAAATTCTAAAGCATTGGCACTACTATTTACTTTAACTGTCTTACCTGCTGCACTTGTAAAGTTTGCAGGGGTATCTCCAAGACCTACGAATGTTGTTGCACCTGCACTTGCAGAAATGCCAGCAAGTTTTGTTTTTTCTGCATCAGTAAAAGCATTAGTGTCAGAGTTTGCTTCATAAGCAGTTTTAATCTCAGCATTAGATTGATCTGCGGTGGCTCCTGTTTCTATACCTTGTAACTTTGCTAAATCTAAATTTTGTAACTTTGTTTTTTCTGCGTCAGTAAATGCGTTTGTATCAGAGTTTGCTTCATACGCTGTTTTTATTTCTGCATTTGTCTGGTCTGCGGTGGCATTTTCTTCAATACCACTTAACTTATCTGTAATCTCTTGTTGAGCAAATAATACTTGGTCGCTGTTTGTATCTAAATCTGTTTCTGTTAAAACGCTTCCATCTGTAAAATCTACTTTCTTTGTACTTATATTTGTATCTCGTTGAAACTTAATAGCAGCACCATTAGCAGGGGTGTTACCAGAAGTAAAAGTAACTGTAGATCCGCTTATCGTATAATGAGTGTCTAATGTTTTTAATACACCTGCTACTGTTACATCTACTTCGTTATTTGCTAAAAACGAAAAAGATATTGCAAAACTATTTGTACTTCCGTTTCCTGTATGATTTGTAGCTGTAGCTGTGGTGTTAGTAGCCATTAGACAGTCCTAAGTAAATCTTCTAATCCGCTAACGTTTTGTACACTAGCGTTTGTTGATTGCTCGTTCATAATACGTAAGCGTTCACGATTATTACCAGCTTCAACCCTATCATAAAAGTCATTCGATAAAAGTCCACGCTTTCTATCTATTAAAACATTTACAGCTTGCTCTTTGTAAGCTCTATATAGTTTGTTTATCATATTGTTCATATATCTTCTTTGTTGATTTTGAAACTCTACATATGACTCGTTATCAGGAAATCTATTATCTTGTGGTGTATTAAAGTTTTTCATAAAGGTTTTAAATTCTGTAGTCTGTTGCAACTTATATAATGCCTGGCTAAATTGTAAATTATTTCCGTAAGGTGTATCTATTTTTATACTTGATGTAAGATTTTCTAGTGTATGTAATTCTTTAGATTTAAGATTTACATTACTAACAACCATACTACTATTCTCACTAAGAATATCTGATACAGGTACTAATTTAAGATCATATTTTTTTAATAATATTTCGTTAGGATCTTTACTACTTTGACTATATCTAATACCACCTACAAAAGGTATTGTTCCAAAGTTTTCATATGGTTTACCTGATAATGGATTTAATCTTGGTGCTAAATCATTATTAATAGTGTGCATAACCATAGTGCCTAGAATATCTAATGAGTTCATCAAAAATGGTTTGCGTTTTGTTTTTAAACTACCTAGATCGTTACCTGGAAATAAACCCATCATAAAATCTTCTTCATAATTACCAGCATCTACTTTACTAATTTCTTGTGGATCTAATTCACCTTTTTCTATACCCATACCTTTGCCAATAAATTTACCGTTTTCATATACTTGACCTAATGTAGATGTCCAATCTTCACCTCTAGCCCTACGTAAACTCTTTTTAAGACCTATAGGATATGCACCTATAGCTGCAATGTAGTTAGCTGGTTGTCTTAACCAAGACTCTAACCTGGTAGGATTATTCATTAACTCAAATAAATTACCTACACTTTGTATAAAATATTTATTGCTTAAATTATTTCCTACTAATACACGTAATGTAGCTGCTAAGTTTCTATCATCTTCTTCACCTTGAAACTTACTTACATTTGCAAAGTCAGAAGCAAGCATAAGTAATGATGCTATAGGTTCTAATCTAGAAATAAAATCTATATATACATATTGTGGACTACCATCTTCGTTTCTTACTACCTCACCAAACATACCGTTTGTTTTCTTTAAAAATCTAAAACTATATGGTAATTCTCTAAATCCAAATTGTGTTTGCCTACGCTTCTCAGGATTAAATGTTGTACCACCTCCAACTAATGCTATAGGTGCTTCTGGATTATCTGCTGCTATAGCTAATGTCACAAACGACCCTATTAATAAACCACCTGTAATACTTTCTCCGTTAGCTCTCATTCTTGTAGCCATGTCTGGACTAAATAATCTGTCATTATGTTCAGCTAATATTCTTCCTAATGTTGCGTTCATTTTTGGTTGTCCTGGTATAGATACACCTGCTCTTCTAATAACACTCTTACCTATGTTCACTGGTGTAGTAACAAAAGGTGCTATAGGTTTCATTACTGGATGCTTCATTATTGTTGCAACATCATTTGTAAACTTACCACCACCAAGACCTGTAATACCACTACCACCTATTTGTGATGTAAATGTTTTGTCCTGTGCAAAATCTATACCTCGTAAATATGCTTCTAAAATATCTTTGTTCTTTTTGTCTGCACTAAACTTATGTTTTTCGACAATATCAAATACTCTACTTGTTTTTTCTTGTATGTATTTCTTCATAGCATCACCTTTTAACCCTTGCCTATAGGCTTGCTCATAAAATTCACCTGTTACATGACTTCTAAATGCAACGTTTTTTATAAGCTCGTCACCGGCTATAAGAAATCTAGAAGGTAATCTTGCAACACTACCAATCAAATTAATAGTTGCAATAAAAGGATTATTCATTTCATTGTCAAACTGCATTGCATATCTATTTCTACCTCTCATACCATCTTGTACACCTAACATATGATGTGGATCTATAATACTTTCTCCACCTCTAAGTGCCTTACCTGCCATTATAAAACTTTGTTCTAAGGTAGAAAACATTGCAGTAAACTCTTTTATTGCTCTACCTTTTAGTGCAGCATCAGCTATGCCACTACCTAAAAATAAATCTACAGGTGCAAGAGCAACGTTAAATAAAGAACCTATTGTGTTTACTATCTGTGTTTCTGGTGCAGATAAAATACTATTAATAAACAATTCGTTAGCAATACTGCCAGTTTTAAATAATGCTTGTGTTAACGGTGCTTTTGCTATAAATCGACCAGCCTGTTTAGGATCATCTGCAAGTATCATCATCCTTCTTGCATATGTCAGTATGCCTTCTATATCACCACTATTTTGCATATCACTAATAGCTTTCGCTATCTCTTCTGGTTTTGGTAATAACTCTTCTTCTTCTATTCTTTTGAGTGTACCTGCAACTTGATTTTTTATATTACCTTTAGGTAACGTATCTTTCTTTCTCCTCCCTAGCTTTGTAGATATAGCACCTTCTGGCGGTTCTTTACCTACTAATTTTATTGCGTCTAATGTACCTGCAACTTCACTTACAACTTTTTTTGTAGGTGTATTAAATTTAATCCAACGATAAGAATCTAGTGCAACTTCATCTATAATCTCTTGTGGTATCTGTGATCCTGTAAGTGCATATTTTTCTAACTCATGTATATTTGTTTTCATATTACCTATAATCTCTTTTTGTAGATTTAAGGCTCTCAATAATTTAACTCTTAAACGTTTTGTTGGGTTGCCTGTATTCATAGCACCAGCAGCAGCAACTATATCCTTATATACGTGTTCTGGTAGCTCGCCATGTGCATAACCTATAGTCTCTGCATGAGTCATCCTAAAAGGTGCTTTAGGATCTAGATCTAATAAGTTATCTGCAACTCTTTCAGCTATTGTTATTTCTTGACCATCACCATATAAATTACGATTAAATCTAGCTTTTATTCTTTGTCGTTTAAAACCTTTGTCACCTGGCATTTTTGCATTGAGAGTTGCTTCTAAATCTGTTGGCATTTTGTTTAGATTACGAAACTCTAGTGGGTATCTACTAAGTCTTTGCTTAAACATTCTTCTTTTATACATATTAAATATATTTTTTGTTTGCTCTAATCCAAGTACAGACCTAATACTTGCTAATGTATCTCTAAACATTTCTGCAACTATCTGTGTGACGTATTTAAATGTTCCTCTTGGTGCTAATGTTTCTAGTTCCAATACATAATCTTCAAACATTTTTGTCATATTAACTGCAAAGTATTCGTCAATATTTAAAAACTGATAACTATCACCAACAAATTTAAATTCTTTGTCGTAATACTTAGATGCAAGTCTATTAAAATTTTCTTTTGTAACTTTTACTGGACTTGTTATTCTTCCTGGCTGATTAAATGCTTCTAAGTTTTTTATAACTTGCATTTCTTGAATACTTGTTTTTGCTATAAATGCTTTTTTTGCAGCTTCGTGGTCTTGTAAAAACTTGTTTCTAGCTCTAGCAAACTCTCCTGTAAGTTTTCGTAATTGTTTATCTGGTAGGTTTCTACTAAGACTATGCCACAACTCATGTATAAGCACTTCACTCATACGACCTTCTTTAATAGTTGTATTTCTTAGTTTTATAAGAGACTTATTAAAATTATAATTACCTAAAGTTGCTCTACTTAGTGTTGCATCTTGTTCTAATACAATATCGTCAAATGCTTCTCTACCAATAAAATTAAGAAAATCTCTTATTTCATCTACTTCTTCTAAACCTATAACCCTATCTCTAGCTAAATTATTAAGATACCTTTCTGTACGTTCTATACCTCTATAACTACGTAGTCCTTCTATTCGTTCTGATACTCTTGTAAATGCCTGATCTTTACTCTGTTTAAATGTAAGCAAAGGTTGTTGTCTTAATAAATCATCTAAACGCTGGTTATTTAATGTACCTTCGCTAAGTTCTTGAAATATTTTTTGTGTAAAATATTCCATTGAATCAGCATCAGGTTCAAAATCTAATGCACCTTCAGCATATACAAGATCACCTCTTACAATTAAATCTTCTACTCTTCTTGCAACTCTATCTAGTTCTGTAATTTCATCTGCCATTTCTTTTGGTACAAAACCAGCAGTTTCAGTAACATTTGCATTATTAAGAATATCTATTTGTTTTTTAAAAAATTCTAAACGTTTCGGATTTGCTTTTATATCTTTTAATAACTGTATAGTCCTACTTCTTATCTGCTCCTTACTTAAAATAGTAGGTGGCATAAATTCATCCATAGTTCTTCTTATAACCTGACTACCTTGATCTGCTAAAAATAAAGCACCATTACCTGTTGCTTTTGCTCCATAACCAATAGGTTCTAATACAAGTTTTTGTGCAACTTTAGAACCTCCATAACCTAAAACTTCACCAAATACACCACCTGCTAAAAACTGTCTAAGTTTTGCTACACCTAAATCTTCTGTTCTTGTTTCGTCAGCAGCTAATACCTCAAATAATGGTTTTGCAAAATCTAGATATGGTGTATCTATATCTATAAGAAAATTAAAAAAGTTTTCGTCATAAGCATCTATAGCTATAGTCTCTGCAATACTACCTGCTACAAAAGATCTAAAAGCAGGGTTAGCAAGTCCTAGACCATTTACACCCTTTAACATTTTCCAACCGCTAAGAACCTTTCCTGTCTTGCTTAGACCTGCATATGGAAGTAAAAACCCTGCTAAGAATTTTGTAGTTTGATAAGCAAAATCATCTTTGTCATCTTCTAGTTCTAATCCTAAGTCTTGTAGTGCATATAAATTATCTGGTGTCCTATCTCCACCTATATATCGACCTATCTTATATAGTTCATTCGGTATGTTTGCTATACCTGCTATAGATGCTCTTGCATATTTGTTTTCTCCTAATACTGCAAACTTTCTATCTGTAGCTGCATGATCTATACTTCCATCTTCTTTTCTTACAGCAAATTTATTTCTTTCTTCTTGTGTTAACTGAAAACGTAAATTACTAGGAAAAGTTTTTTCTAGTACAGATAATGGTCGTATGTTTTGTTCGAACTCTGCAAATAAATCTTTCTGATTAAATTCACCTCTTATAATATCTGACTCGTTGTTTCTTACAACAGACCTACCTATCTGTGGATTTGTGTAGTTGTTATTTTTGTAATCTAAAAATGCGTCTTTATCAAAACCTTCTTCAGTATCATTTTCATAACCTATAGTCCTACCTCTTCTGTTTTTTATAGCTTTACCTTTTGGATCTGTACCTTCTATTTGCAGACTATTAAGTTCTATATTTTGCTTGTTATCTTCTGTTAACTGTTCAATAGGAGCTATATTAGATTCTGCTGAATCTGTTTCATCAATATTAGGATTGAAGTTTGGATTTGAGTTTGTCATTAGCCAGGTGGTGTACGGTCAGGGATAAATGCTTTGTATGAATTGTTTTTATATGCACTCCACGCTTTTAATCCATTTTCTCCTCCTCCACGTTCATCATATAATGCTTTAGCTGCCATAACATTAACAATAGGATCATATAATTCTTCTATAGAACTAATACCAAATAATTTTAACCTTTGCTCTTTAAATCTATCTTCCATATTGATTTGAAATAATCCTATAGAAAATTCACTTTCTTTATTAGGATCAAGACCAGACTTAACTGTATCTATTGTGGCATCACCTCTAGATTCTGCCATAGCTACTGCTGCTAATATTCTTGCTTCTCTAGGACTAAACCCTACTTCTAATAACATTTCTTGTATTTTATTCTGTGGGATTTTTGTCACATCAACGTCTTTTATCATTTTTGTCAGTCTTTGTTTAACATTATTTTTTTCTGTAGGACTCATAGCAATTAATGATCCTTCTTTACCTCCTAAGTTTGTAGTTACATCACTACGGATTTCTGACCTGTTTTGTATGTCATTTAAATCAAATCCAGGTGCAGTTTCTACTTCGCTAGGTATGTCTGTTTGTACATTGTTAGTTTCTAACGGTGTTTGTATTTGATAAATTTCACCTGACATTACATTTTCATAAAATGTCTTACCATCTTTTTGTACTGGTTTTATAAGTTTTTGTTGTTGTAATCTTTGAAATACTGATTGAGATATATTTTTAACATATCCAGTATCGTCAATAGGATCTTGCTCAAATACGTTTTTATTATTTTCTATTAATGGTTTATTACCTGTAGTTGTTTTCATATCTACAGGCTCGCTTGACGCATATACATTACCGTCATCATCTACATAACTACCAGCACTAAATTTAACCGATCCATCTTCTATTAATTTTTCTAATACTTTGCGTGACACCTTATTAGCGTTATTAGTATCTGTTAATTCTACTTCTGCATTTAGATTTTCTTCTTCTTCTACATTCTTACCTTTATTTACAGTTTCATTTATTTCAGTATTGTCGTTTTCTATTTCTATAGTTTGATTATCGTCAAATGTGCCATCTACATTATCATTAGATCTTGGTTGGTTATCAAATACTGCTCTACCTTCTTTTTGACTTGCTTCTGGATTAAATGTAAGACCTTTTTGTGCTGCAATATTAGCTGTATTTTGATCCCTAATAGTATTAGATCCTACTCCTATAAACTGTGGGATTCTTGTTTGTTTATCATTTTCTCCTGGTAAAGTAACGCTTTCTATACCTTTCTCATCTGTTGTAGCAAAAGATGTATCTGGAATAGGTATTTTAGTAACGTCATACATATATACAAAACCAGGTATTCTTTGTGCTTCTGCATATGAAAGATTACCTGTTGCTACTTGTGCAGACAATAAAATATTTTGTTTGAAAGTATCAAAATCAACAGCATCATGTCCATAAAAATATAATCCATCATCATCTTTCTGTACTTGCAAACGACTGAAATAATATTGTCTAATTAATCTATCTGTTTGTATTGTGAATTGATTTATTTTTTGTTGTGAAAAACTTTTAGCATATTGACCCAAACCCATTACACCAAAATAAGGGTTGGTAATTTTATATATATCTGTTCTTGTATCGTTTATACGATCTGCAATAGTTTTATGCTTAGCTATATCTTTTCGTACACTATCTATCATTTCATAAGCTTTATCGTCTAACGTAGGATGGTTTGCCTGTATTTGTGCTAATAAACTATATAAAATACCTGTATCTTGTGATCCATATCCATAGCTCATATAATTTTTAAGTTTTTCTAAATCTGTTTTTAATTCACTATTATCTGCATAACCTCTTTCGTTTACCTTATCTATAATAGTTCTATATTTTGTTTGTAATTTCATAAATTCTTGTTGTACTTCTTCTCTTGACCTTGTAGTAATAATAGTCTTACCATCTATCTCTTCAGTCTTATACCATATGTTTTCCATGTCTTTATCAAATTCAATATTTGCAAATGTATTACCTAACTTCTGTCTGCCTTCTATTCTTTTTCTAGCGTTATCGTCAAAATTATACTCAAACTTTGCATACTCTTCTTTAAATTCTGGATGATTTACTAATGTACCGCCATCATTGCCATATCTTATAAGACTTGCCATAACAACAGGAAAGTTTCTTGCTACTTGTTGGTCTGCTGGATTAGGACTACTTGCTAATAATTTTGCATTATTGATAATAGATTTAGATATAACGTCAAATGTTGTTTTTGCATTAGTGCCTGTAAGACCTAAATTTCTAAGTCCTGTTGCATAATCCTCTACTATTTTTAGTGCCTCTCCATATGCTTTACGATTAGGATCTACATCAAACTTAAAAGTACCATCTTCTATTTGTTGTAACTCTGTTGGTGTGTATGGTTGTATGTCTCTATATTTAGAATATGTAGCTGCAAATGCTGTAACAACTTGCGTTGACTGTGTTTGTATTTGTGTAATTTTATATTTTCTATGTTCTTTTATGTGATGATTAGCGTTATTAAAAACGTGTTCTTGCATTTTTGGATAAAAATGCTTGTTAAGAAAAGCTGGTCTTACATCAGATAATTTATCTGTATGTTTTTTTACTATGCCATCCCTCCATGCCTGGACTACAGGATCGTTAGGTGCAAAAGCATTTATAGGTTTTTCTTTTGTTTCTCCTGTTTCTTCATCTACATATGGCAAAAGTGTATTTGTATAACCATTATCTAGTGCATTTTTTAATGACTGTTGACCTAATTGTGCTTTCGTTCTTTCATATTGTCCTTGTATAAACATACTTCCACCAATCAAATTATTAGCAGCTATATCACCATTTTTCTTTCTGTAATTATCTACAACATTTAAAAAACCACCACTATCTACAGTTTCTTCTATTGCCATCCTTTGTCCTTCTGCCTTATCTTCTTCAATTTTTTCTTTTATATTTTGCTCTATTAATTTATTTAATCCTGGATTTATTGTTGATAATGCACTAGCAAGTTGACCTATAGCATCTTGTGTATTTACAGGAGCAACTCTACTTTGTTGTACAAAAGTATCTCTAGGTCTTGTTGCAGATTTAAATTCTGTTCCTATGTAAGAGTCTGTCATGCTAATGCCTTAAGGGTTGTGTAATCTTGTAAACCTTGATTTGCTGTTTGTGCAATAGTATCTAGTAGTGTAGGTGCTTTTTGTGCGTTCATATACGCTTGATTTTGTAAATCGACTTGTTGATTTCTTCTACTATCTCTTTTAGCTTCAAATGCTTGTACATCCCTAGAATATTGTCTTACTTGTGTGTCCATAGTTTGTGTTATAGCTTCTCTAAGATTAGCAGCTTGGTTTTCTGCATCTTGTAATAATAAATCTATTGTAAGACCTGATCTTTCTGTTGCTCTTATTGCTGCTCTAGCCCTCATACCTTTTATAGTAGCTGTTAATTTTTGTTGTGCTGCACTAGCTCTTTCTTCTTTTAATCTAGATGCTGTGGCTTCTACTTCTCTAGAAAATGCAAGGTCAGCAGCCTCCGCACCTCGTCTTGCAGCTTCGTATGCGTATCGTGCTTGTTGGTTTGCAATTCTTCTTTGATTTATTCCTGATAACAAACTTGTACCAAAATTTAATGCTGTTCTTGCCATAAAAGGTTTTGCAGCAGCACCTAATCCAAGAAAACTGCTAGGTGCAGCTACTAAAGGTGCAGATAAACCAGCAGCAAAAGGTATAGCAGGTGCAGCAGCAGCAAAAGCAGCAGGGCTAAAAATTGAAGTTGCAGCAGGTAAAGTTATAGCAGGTGCAGCTACTAAAGGTGCAGCAGTAAAAGCGGAACTAAATGCAGCAGCAGATCCAAGACTTGCAGCAGTACCAGCACCAGCAGCACCAGCAACAGCAGGGGCAGCAAAAACACACATTATACTATCCTCATAAATTCATAAAAAGGTTGTTTCTGATAACCAAACTCTTTATGTAAATTTATAAAATTAAAATTCATAGATCTCAACCACTTAATAGCATTTGTATTTTCTTTATACACATAATTATATAAATAATCGTGAGTTTTTAATAAACTATCAACCCATTCCTTACCTTTTCTAATAAGTTGTATTCTGTATTTTTTTGTTGCGTACAATTCGTCTGTAGCAACAAACCATATACATTTATTATCTGCTACACCACATAATCCCATAGGTTGATCGTTATCACCTGCAACTGTCATAGTAATATTGCTACATAAATAACTATAAGCTACTGCATCTTCTGGACTTTGGCCACTTTGATAAAATGCTTCTATTTTGTCTATAACTCTCATGTTTTTTATAACATAATCTAGATCCTTGTTATTAGACTTTCTTAAATAACCCATTATATCCTTCTACTCCTTACGTGAAACTGTGCTTCGTATTCTGCACTAGCTAACTGTGTAGGTAAAAACGTGTCATTTTTAACGTCTATAGTAACCCTATCTGCTCTACTCATAACAGGAAATTTGAATGTACCTGTTTCTAAATTTATCTGACCTATAGCACTAGAAGCTGCTCCTAAAAATCTACCAGTAAATTTATGAATACTTGTATCTCTATTTTGTGGTGTGACTTCTACTTTAAAAAATCCAGTATCTTCAAACTTAAGATAAAAATTACGTAATTGTAATCGACCACTAATTACTTCTCCTTGATTACCACCTCCACTACTTTGTGTAAGTCTTTGCGTACTAAATCTATAGTGCATTTCGTATGACTCACCAATTATAAATTTACTATTTCTATAATCACCACTTATTGTAATTGTTGATGTAGATCCGTCTGTAGCATTAGCAGTCAATAAAACTTGTCCAGGCTTCAAATTTTTTGTATTACCTTGTGTATCTACAAATGTGCTAGTTTCTCCTATATTAAGATACCTACCTACTACAGTCATTTTTGCTCTTAATCTGTATGGAACTGTAAATGTAGAAACATCTGTACCTGAGTTATATGAAACACTTACACCAGTAGTAGCTTCTGTAACCTTGTGATCTAAATGATATTCAAAATCTGCATATGTTTCTCTAAAATTTGCTTCAAATGGTATTTTTTCTAAAGTAACTTTATTAGCTTCTTCAAAAACAATAAACATATCTGTACCTATAAAATCAATATTTTTTATGCTTCTACTTGCATTAAATGTATATGTTGACCAAGAATTAAGTATTTTTCTATTGTTATCTCCTATCAACCATCTATTTACATATAGCTTATTAGGATTATCAGAACCAAGTAATACTAAAACATCTTCATTAGTAGATACTGCAAACTTAAATATATTTACTGGTATAAGTCTTGGTACGTGTATAGTTATGTTTGCTGCATCTTTTATAGCTGCATTTTCTTGTGTTATATATTCTCTAACACCTGCAAACTGCCCTTTATCTGTTAAATAATATATAGAACTACCAGAACCAACAGGTGCAACAAGATCACTACTCTCAAACTCTGTTGCAACTATAACGTTAGCTGTTTTTGGTGTTAAAGAATCTGATGAACTTGCTAATACAAATTGTGTTTGATCTGAAAACAAAATTAATTGCTCACCCATAGTTACTGCATTTTTTAATATTGCAACCTTTGTATGTGATGCAGCTACGTCAATAGGATCTGAATCTACAACAGTTAAAACTGTTTCTGGAAAAAAATTAAAAAACTCACTTACTCTTGATAAAACAACATTGTCATCTGCAAGAAAACCTAATCTGTTTCTAAAGAAAAATACATTGTTTATATTTGTACCTATAAAAGAAGGATTAGGTGCTGACTCTAAATCACCAACAGTTCTTTCACCCCACTTAGGCAAAGTAAAATCAGTACCGCTAATTGTATATGTATCGCCATCTACTCTTGCAAATCTAAAATTACCATCTGCCTGACGTATTAAAACGTGTGGCATAGTGTCATAGTTAAATTTAAAAGTTATGCCAGCTTCTACTGTTTCTTCCCATTGACCTTCTTCTAATGCACCACCGTTATTAGTAACAAACTTAACGTAGTAATTATCAAAATTAGTTGATTCATCACCTTTAACTTCTACTACCATGCCATTTGGCGATACTGTAGGTAAATCTGTAAATCTTTGTACTGAGTTTTTAACTACCGTAAGATGTGAATTACCTTGTGTATCAGTACCATCTATAGAAAAATTACTTCCATCATTTTTCTTAATATGTAATACAGCACCGTTTTGTGCAATAGTAAATCCTGATAATCCTGATAATCCGTTTTTTAGTGCTGTAGCAACTGTTGTTGTACTTAATGTACTATCGCTTGACGTATCTTTTGTTGCTGTAGTGCCATCTACTGTCAAAGTATATGTAGTCTTATCTGAGACTTGATTTACAAATACAACAGCTTGCGTGATGTTGCCAGGAGACAAAGTAGTGTCCATAGCTGCTGTAACGCTAGTATTTACAACAAATGTAAAATCAGCAATAGTAACTGTTTTTATCTGATCTCTAGGATTAGATGTATTTAAATATGTTGTACCGTCAGGTTTATTAACAGTTAGTTCTGTACCATCAAGCTCATAAACTTTGACATTACCATTGCTAAATATTGCTATGTATCTTTCTGTTGTATCTCTATTTATAGTTTGTATATGTACATTACCTAATGTAGATGAACTAATAGCAGTAACAAACTGAGAACCACTACGTTTTGTTAATCCTTGTACTGGACTACTGTTTGCATTATCTTGTAAATCTGCATGGTCAGCTTGTTTTGTCGCATCCGCAGCTTGTGATATACCTCTTAATAAAGTAGGTATAGCTCTAGATACTAATCCCATAGTTACCTAATTAATGCTTTATGTGGCATAAATGTACCAAATCTACCTGATATTGCTGGATCTCCTGTAAGAACATTATGATCTGCAATACTAGCATCAGAATCTAATAATACTGCTCTTGCTCTTACTTCGTCTTGTTGTGTATATCCACGTAATCCATCATCACCTAAAACTCTATCTATAAAAACTCTTGCAGCTTTTAAATTTATATATCTTCTCGCTGGTTCTGGTAGTTCATCAAACGCTAAAAAATATACTATTTCAGCTTTTAGATCTTCTGTAAAAGAAAATGTATGATTTTTTCTATCGTATAATTTTAAACCTCTTTGTACAGGATCTATATCAGGATGATTTGCAACACTTACATCTACACGTAAAACATTTGTAGGTAAGGCAACACTATTACCTGCATCCCTAGTAAGAACTACGTCATACTCATAATTAAATGACCAACCTTCACTTTGTATTTCTTTACTAGCTTCATTAAGAAAACTTTGTGCCTGTCTTGCATCAACTGGTAACGTGCCTGTAAGAGAGTTTATAGGTGCTTCTCCTACCGCACTTAACATTACGTTAATTGCTTCTAATTCTGTGGTAGCTGCTACTGTCATCTTTTCTTAGCAGTCTTAGCTGCTCTTCTAAAATTAGCTGCTGTGGGCGCACCTTTAGATCCTGGTTTTCTCATTTTTTCACCACTACCAGCTTTTATACGCTTTCTTTTTGCATGGATGTTTGCGTATAGACCAAGTTTCTTTTTAGGCATGGCTACATTTTTTTAACTTTTTTTTTAGTTGTTTTAGTAGTTTTTTTGGCTTTTGGTCTGCCAACCTTACTACCATAAGTTCCTTTACCTTGTGGCATAAAAAAAAGGGTATCTAATAATAAGATACCCCATTTTTGTAAATTAGGAAGCAGATAATTTAATTGTTGCTGCTGCTTCTGGTCTTAGGATTCCATGACCAAGAGCATACTTAGCAACCATTAATGTACCTTGATACATTAAGTTGTAGTCTGATCCTGAGATCTCAGTTGTCATATCCATTAATTTAACTGTACCAACAGCAGATTTATGGAATACAAGTCCAATAGTTTTACTATCGTCACCTGAGTATGTGTTGTTTGCACCTGATGGGTTAGAACCTACGTTACTCTGAGGCACGTTATTAGACATCATTACAGGCATACCAGCAATTTGCTGAACTCTACCTGATGCAAATGAACCGTTACCGCCTGGATTGAAGTCAACATCTATTGTTCTTGTTGCTGACTCTGCAAGTTTGTAATACTCGGCAGGTGGTAAAACTACAAATCTATCTGTAGTAGGAATGTCTCTTTCATCAAATGTCTGAGCAATGTCGTAGATAGCTGCTGCTAACTCGTCACCAGTAACGTTTGCTGACGCAGTATTACCAGAAGCAAGAGTTAGAACAATACCTCCATTACCACCACTAAGAGTAGTAGAAGCTCTAGAAGCATTTGCAATTACCTTTGCTACGTTCTGATCGTATGTTCGGGCTAAAGCCTTTCCTAATTCAGAACTATAGGTTTGTCTAACGTCATAGTGGTTCTTGAGACTATCTATGTCCGCCACAAAAGCCTGTGATATCAATAGATCATCTATGTTGATGATCTTTTCGTTGGCTTTAATTTGGTTTGCTCCTACCAAAGGAGTACCAACTGTATGATACGCTGCTGTAGCTGTACCTAATACAGGGAATTGTGCTGATTTTCCACTCGCAATAGAACGAACGGTGTGCATTGATTCGTTGAAAATATTATTCTCAGCGAATGAAGTTAGGATCTCACCTGAAAACGTTTTAAGAAACAGAGCATCAAAATCTGTTCCAGTATTGTTTACAAGACCGAGCCTTGATACTGTGGCGTTAGCCATTTTTTTAGTAATAATAAAGGTTTACAGACTTCTTATCCATGACGTAAAAGTGTTATCAGACGTATCTGGCACTTTTAACTTACAAATCAACCCTGCTAAAGGTCGAAATGGAAGTGAAGTTAGTTGAATTATAACAAAAACTTATATAAGGTAAAGTAAATCGTTATTTTAATTATGCGTCTTAGTAAAAATCAAAAAACAAAACTAGACAAAAACAAAGATGGTAAAATATCTGCAAAAGATTTTGCGTTATTAAGAAGCAAGAAAAAGAAAACTACAAAACGTAAAACACTATAATGGATATACC